CAAGTTAGCGCAAATGTCGATTCAGTCGGATTAGACTCAACACATTTAAAACTCAACCACCAGTCATACTTTTACATTCCAAGTGGAGATGCGCTTATCTTTGAGCTAAATCATATCCTCCACAAGAATCACATGACTAACACAATTGGGATAGGATACCGCACGTTCCTGCTTAACACGGGAATAGGGGCTAATCTATACTATCTGAACTCTAATGAGCCTAGAGCCCACCTACACCAATTGAGCCCAGGATTAGAGCTTCTCTACAAAGGCGTGCAGATCTCCTACAATCTGTACATCCCAACGTCCGCTAAAATGGTCGTTAAGAGAGGCTCTATTTATCAATCGCGAGTCTCTGAGATCGGCGTAAGATGGAGTCCAAATAAAGAATTTACAATTGGGATGCTCCCTTTCTATGACCACTTGAATGCACGATGGGGACTTAATACGAGGTTCACTTATACGCTCAAGAAGAAGTATGAATTCGGCCTATCGCCTTATCTCAACCATAATGGGAATGGCTGCGCTTTCTCTTTTGGGATTAACTTTGGGACAGCTAAGGAAATGAAGCCAGTCCATAGAGCCAACAAGTTCAACTATCTACTTGAACCACGAGCAGTTAAGATCTCCATCGGTGTAACTAAGCCGGCTTTCTTACCGCCTTTGAATCCATCTGGATATATATTGCCAGCTCCCATTGTTCTTCCTGAGACTAAAGAGAAGAATCATTGGTGGGATAAGTTCAAGTTCCTGAACTATGGAAGCCAAGAGGCTGTAGCTCCTGAGAAATCCGTAGACGATTCAGCATTAGGAGCTTTATGGCATGAGTGCAGCGATGAGCTATACCTGGTTCCACCGCTCCAGCAAATTTTAGGTGCGCCCGCTGGAGCGCCTTGTGTTGGCTAACTCTAACTTGACTAACACAATAAATAGTTGACATGCTATTATTCGTTGAGTATTCATAATCAATATGCCAAGAGCACCTAAAGCAATTAAGAGACCCGCACATAGACCTCTATTAGAAATTGATTGGACTCTCGTTGATAATTATCTGAAAAAGGGCTGTCCTGGCAGTAAAATAGCAGATGCAATCGGCGTTAGTGCTAATACTCTTTATGATAGATGTGAACAAGAAAAGGGGGTCAGTTTTTCCCAATATTCACAACAAAAAAGAACTAACGGTGATGCTTTATTACATTCAGCTCAATTTGATAAAGCGTTAGAAGGCGATACTTCTCTATTAATATTCTTAGGTAAAGTAAGATTAGAACAACGAGAAGTTGCGCCTGTGACAGCTACCCCAGAACAAGAGAAAAACTATCGCATGGTCATCGATCAGCTTGCAGAATTACAGCGAGATAGGCAGAATAATCCTCCAGAGATGAAAATTCAGGAGATCGCGAATGGGACTGATCAGGTTTAGCCAAACACCAGAATATATGGAAGCCGTTCATAGGCTTTTTACCCTCTATGTTGATTGGGGAAAAGATACAAAACCAAAAACAGATAGAGCAACCGTAGCCAGTGCCTCTGTGGAACACGATTGCAAACTTTTATTGTTCAAGGGAAATGACGAAGATCTAAAAGCCGTCTTTGAATTCATAGAGAAAAGGAAGATGAAGATATGAATCTTGAATTGTATGGAGTCGTGATATCAGCTCTTGGACTTATCTATTTGATGATCCGAAACTTTAGGACAGAAGTAAATGGCCAATTCAAGAGCATTCACGAAGATCTTGTGGAAATACGAGAACGTCTATCATTTCTTGAGGCTTCATCTTTATACACGATGCCACTCGAGCCAGCTCAATTAAATCCTCGCAGTGCAGCTGCTCGTGAGATGTGGAAGAAGAGGAAGGCGAAGAAGTTGGAGAAGAAGGAATGACAGACCCGATCGATCCAGTTTATGAAGTGCGAGATGAGATCGTAGCCCTTACAGACGAGTTATTGGATGTTTGCGACAGGAGCAAATGCAACGCACTCGTAATCTCATATGCCTCACTTGGTGCTTTTTTGAAAACCCTGGAATGTTGCGGCTTTAGTCTAAAACAAGCCAAAAGAATTTTTGGAGCCCTAGAAGAATTATATAAAAAGCTGCTTGAGATGAAAGATGCAGATGAGTCTCGTATTGCGCAATTGAAGGAGAAGCATGGTAAAGAAAATAGCTAAATGCGCCAAATGCAAGAGCGATCCTAGAGGCGGAGCAATATACATTGCTAACGGGGAAATCTATCATTTCTGCAACAACTGCGATTCTATTCTTACAAGTCAAAAAAACGCCATTATCCGACTGTTCTTGGATGGTAAGCTTGATTTAGGTCAGATCGACAAAGACATGATTCAGGCGCGCAAAGCCAGAGCTGAGGGCAAAAGGCTTTGGAAGAAGCCTGATTAATTCACCTCATTCCAGTTACTTCATAGTGCGTTACGAGAGAATAGTTGATTCCGAAGTCTGGGCCTATCGCTTGTACCTTATCCCAGTCTTGTTCAAGCCACTCAAGAAGACTTTGACAAGCTTCTTGATAATAGTTTACACGAATCTTTTTCCCAGAAACAAAATGAAATGTAATAACCATATCTGGTTTCTTTTTCTCTGTTGTCATTAAATTAATCCTTTCATTTCTATTCTCTTTCATTTCGAATGTAGGAAAATCCTCTTTTAAAACCAGTTCCCCACAGAAGCTTTAAGTTTTTCATTCTCTCTTCAGGCGTTTCACCGAGCTCTTTGTAAGCTGGACTACATAACTTACAGCACCTTTTCCCTTCAAAAAAAGTATCACAATAAAATCCATTTCCACACGGACATTTTTCTGGAACATTCGAAGTTGTTCGGTTTTCTTGCATTTAAATTAATCCTTATATATATCCCAATTTATCGTTCGCCAACGTAAATGGCATCTCGCCGGCCGCGTTAAAGCCATTATATCGCTGAACTGCGTTACGTTCAACCGATGTATCTGAAAACGGACTGTAGTACGTCTTCGTCCACGGATCAATACGTCAATAACATTCAATCCTAAAGGATTTGAAATGGCTATTACGACAACAGGCAATTTAGGCCCTATGATTTTGCAGAGCTTAGCTCCTGCGATGTTATATGTTCCTACTCCAACAATGAACTATATTACTATTTGCGACAAAGTTTCGATGCCCTCCAATGGTGGGACGACTTGCCGCTTTATGCGCCCGCGCGCATTACAACCGCCAACCATCCAGTTGGGAAACTCTGGAATTGACCCTCCAGCACAAGTGCCACAACGGGACATTATAGATGCCCAGATGGCATTTTTTGGGACAGGCTGTATCATCAACGAACAAGTTATTCTCCAAGACCAAGAAGGCGTATTAGCCTGGGTTTCTGAGAGATTAGCTGTCGCGATGAGACAAGCTGAAGACCTTATCCTCCGCGACTATATCATCTCTGCTGCTTCCCAGATTAATGCTGGTGGCGGAACTAATGGTGATAACCCAACTAACTTAGGAGTCTCCGACTTCTCATTAGTTGCTACTACATTAGATACCAACAATGCCTACAAATTTATGTCAGGCATCGAAGGTATGGATCGCTTCGGAACAGGCCCAGTCAGATCGAGTTATTTTATGTTATCTTCGACTGAACTGCAATCCGATATGGATGGACTCGTTGGCCAAGGATTTATCAGCCAGTGGAACTATCCTACTAACAGCTCTGCGCTTCCATCTGAGTATGGTTCGGTGTTTAACATCCGAGTCCTTACTTCATCTGAAGCTCCAGTAGCTCGCGGTGCATCTGCGATGAACAACGACGTTTACTACAACACAGTTGCTGGTAAACAAGCGGTAACTCACATCAATCAAGATGGATTTTCCATGAACTTGATTTATCGTGATCCTTACTTCTCAGGAATGCTCGCACAAAATGCGACACTCGCCGTTAAGTTCGCACAAGCACAAGCCCTAACACAAGACACAGCGATCCGCAATTTACTTTGCACTCGCCTGTCTAATCTGGGGGTGTAAGATGACTGAATACTCAAGATCAGCAAAAGGAAGTTTTACCCAAGCAGCAACTGGCAACAACGTGGCGATTTATCTCCCGTTTCAGCCTAACTTGGTGAAATTAACTAACTATACAGCATATGCAAACTTCGCAGCCTCTGACATCCCTTGGGCTGTCTGGGACGTCCAAATGGGACAAGGTTTTGCAGCTGTTGGTTACGTGGGTGCAGGCCCTGTTCTAGAAACAGGCGTTGTTACCTCAAATGGTATTAGCACATTTGCAGCTGGCCTTTCTCTCCAATTCGGAGCGAAACAGCAAATTGCAAGTATTGCTAAAGCAAGTCCTACTGTGGTTACAACCGCAGCTCCTCATGGATACAACGTCGGTGATGTTGTTCTGATGGAAGGTCTATATGAGTCGGCAACGACTGGTATGCCTCAAATGAGCGGTATGTTATTCCAAATTACTGCTGTTGGTAGCACGACTACTTTCACAGTGACTTGGAACTCAAACCAAAGTAACTATACTGCTTTGACAGCTTCTCCAACCGGCGCATTTGTAATGAAGGTATTATATCCTTTCTTGTATCTGCCAGGTCAGAACTTCATCGAAGCGATTAATACTACTACAAACTTGATCACAACAACAACGAACCATAACTATGTTGTCGGACAGCAAGTGGCGTTTAGAATCCCAACAGCTTGGGGCTCTACACAGCTTAACTCATTGCCTGATACATTGATTCCTGGTTCGCCAATCTATTACTACGTAACAGCCGTGAACAGCAATACAACGTTCACAGTTGGTGGTAATTTGACGAATGTGACGGCTTACACATCAAACGTACCAGTAGCGCAAGTTCCTGGCTTAACTCCTCCGCAAGTAGTTGCAGTAGGTGATGTGAATACAGGTGGATTCCCATATAACGGAGGAAATCTGTACCCAAGTCCTGCATTCCCAACCTTCTCTGGTGGAGTGTCTACGATCAATGGTCCTGCTATTCAGGGCGCATTTGTCAATAACACACGCCAAGGTTTTGTGATCGGATCAGGTAACGCTGTAGTTCTTGGAACACCAGATACTGCATCTCACTTGTCTGGAGAGACAGGAGATGTGATCTACTGGGAAGCGCTCTTTGACGAAATTGCAATGCCTTAATCGGACTTGCAATAATTAGTTGAGGAATGTATCTAGAGGGTGAGGAGTAAAGACTTCACCCTCTTTTTAGTAAAGTCGGGTCAATAGATATTTAATGATCTCTAAGAATTCTTCTATATTCAATTTTGATCCTTGAAGGACGGAATGTACTAACTTAGCCTTTTCACTCAGGTTTTTCATTGGAAAATTCTTGTGATTTAAGAAAGCTTTCAAGACTGATTTTCGTGATGCCACTTCTCGATTTAATAATTAGAGGATCAAACTTTTTTAGTTTGCGCTCTTTGCGCATCGATTTAATTTCTTTCATCAAATTAAATAAACAATTTTCGCAGAAGAAATATTCGTGACCGGATGCGCGCCCAAGGAAAGAAATAAAAAAAGTGTTTTTTTGCTGATTGCGGCCACAGTAAATACATATTTCTTCTTCTTTTTTCGCCATGCTTATAATTCCTTTGGTCTTTAATTGATTAAAATGATCAACTGCCTCGCGTGGTGTATGCCCGAATCTATTATAAATAATATCAATCAATCCGTCAGATCTGAGAAGACGAAGGTATTGTATAACTTCATCTTCATAAACAACCTCCCAGTCCTCTGGAGGAGATCCCAGGCTGGCTAATTTTATCATCAATCTTTTGTCGATTTGCATTCTCAGACTCTTCGTGAGCTTTTAGGAATTTCTTTAATATTTACCTCTAGAGGAGATTTTATCATTTCTAGCCCATTTTTTCATCGATTAAAATATTCTATTGAATTTCTTGCCTACTGAGATTATGTTGCGATTTATGACCGTAATCTCTTACCCAGTTCCCCTCTATGCCAATCTTCCAATCGAACCCCAATATTATACTCCTTGGCGTTTTGTTATATCAGCTATATCTCTTGGAGTTACAACGACCATAACGATGGTGATTCCTGCTATTACTGATCTAACTTATGTAGTAGGACAGCAAGTTAGGCTTATTATTCCTCCAACATTCGGATGCCGTCAGCTAAATGGACAGACTGCCTATGTAATAGCTGTAAATCTCCCAGATCAAGTGGTTTTAGATATTAACTCTTCTCAGAATGTTGATTCTTATATCGCATCATCTCAACCAACTCCTGCTCAGATATTGGCAATTGGGGACATTCTTGCGGGAGCTATTAATAATAATGGTACACAAAATCAAACGACCTATGTTATTGGATCATTTATCAACGTATCTCCAAACTAGAGGAATAAAATGACACAAAAACCAAAAAACATTAACTCAGCAGCAGAAACAGAACTCGATAAAGTTCAACAACAATTCGAGAAGTTTGACACAGAAGTTAAAGAAATGACAATGGACCGAATGAATGCAGCTCCTAAGGAAGAAGTCGAATCGCAAACTAAGATGTCTCAAGATGAAATATCTAAAACCAAAGAGCATTATCTTAAGCCTCACAAAATCATCTCTAGCAAAGAGAAATTCAACGAGAAATATAGATCAGACTACAACTTCCAAAAAGAGTATGTCAACTTCATCGCGGAGAACAAAGAACTCATTGGAGAAAGCATTGACATGTGGACTAAACCATTTCCTGGCGTGCCTTCTGAAGAATGGATTGTACCTGTAAATACTCCGGTTTGGGGTCCTCGTTATCTCGCAGAACAGATCAAGAGATGCTTGTATCACAGACTCACTATGAAAGAGACCCCAACTGAATCGACAGGTGTCGGGATCATGTACGGGAAAATGGCTGTTGATACGACTATCCAACGCTTGGATGCAATTCCAGTATCAAGACGGAAGTCTGTATTCATGGGCGATAAAAGTTTTTAACCAGAGAAATAAAAATGAAACATGAAACGAAAAAAGAAAGAAAAGCCATTAAGAAAAGCGCAATTGCAGCGCATAAATCTTTCAAGGGGTCTTCTGGATCAACAAGTCCTACAAAGGCTGCCAAGATAGATAAAATGGTTTCAAAAATTAAACTTAGAAAAGGAAAATAATTATGGCGAAGAAGAAAGAAGTTAAGAAAGAGCACAAAATGAAAGCGAAGCATGGTCATAACGCTGAGCATGAAACGATGAAAGGCAAAATGAAGAAGAAAGGCTGCAAGTAGATGATTCAATGTACCAATAGCTGTGATTATCCAGTTTTAGTCGTGAGAGGAGATTGTGAACATCAATGTGCATCTCGTGGCGCAGAATTCCACCAAGAAACAGATAGGTAAATTATCAATCTTCTCAGCGATATCATAACATACGTCCGGCGGATCATAAAAAGTCCAT